GAGAAGTGCAAGAATGTCACTGTTGTTATAGCAAGGGGAAATCATAACGATAACTCAAGCGTGGCAATTCAGTTAATGCTTGCGTTCTTTTACGAAAAAGAGCCAAGGGTGAATATTCTTGACACAGAATCGTATTACCATTATGTCGAATATGGTATGTGGTTGCTTGGCATTACTCACGGAAACAAACAGAAGCCAGAAGCACTTGCTGGAAGTATGGCGCGAGATATGGCGCAAGCGTGGGGTCGCACAACGCATAGAATGTGGTGTACTGGTCACTATCACAAAGAAGCCGTTAAGACCCTGCCTGGTGTTAAGCACAAGGTATTTGGTGCACTACCACCTCCTGACAGTTGGCACTCGTCTCACGGATTTGCTGGAGATGGAGAGATGGAGATGATTACCTTTAGGCGTGAAGGTGGCGTTCATAGCTCACACGTTTACAACATACCGCGCCCGATAGTTGAACCGGATGTTAAATTGTGAAAGAAACCAAAATATACGTTCAGCTAGTTTGCCCAGATTGCCACTGCGATTTGTTCCACGTTTACGAAGAGGGTGCAATCATCTGCTCTGAGTGCGAGTGCGAGATAGTTGCTGAAGAAAATTCAGACGAACCGATAACAATACATTAAGGTAATAATAATGATTAAACGACCAAGCATGAGGAAGGCTATAAACGATAAGTGTAGAGAGTGCATTTATGATCCAGTGTCAGGCTCAGGAAATTGGAGACAGCAGGTAGAGGCGTGTTCCTGCAAATCTTGCCCTCTTTACGCACTAAGACCTATTTCTAGTGGCGATAAATTACCAGAAGGGATTGATAAATGACACTAGAATCAATGGGCATAGATAAGCATCAAGTTATGTGGTTCAAAGCGCAATCTGGCAACACGGAGGCTTTCGGGTACTGCGATAATGACGGCGTTGATACGCTTGAGCAACGCGCAGGGAAAGCCGCTATTATGGCAAGGCGCAATCTTGAGAAGATGTTGATGCTTCAGCGATCAAGGCAACAGGTAGAGTGACGCTTATGACCCTAATAGAACTCGCTCTTGCAACAGCGGCGGTACTAAAAGGTGTTCCCGAGCAGGAGATAGGCTGCATGGCTACGAACATCTACCACGAGGCCAGAGGCGAGTCGCTTGAGGGTCAGTGGTTAGTGGGTAGCGTGGTTATGAACCGAGTGGTTAGTAGCAAGTTCCCCGGCACACCGTGCGATGTTGTGCATGAAGCTAGGCGCCCCGGTCTGTTCGGATGCCAGTTCTCTTGGTATTGCGATGGGCGTAGCGATAAGATGTTCGACGAGGTTGCCTTGCTTAAAGCCGTGATAGTAAGCACTGCTGCTATCGCACTACCTGCAAGCGACATAACGCACTACCACGAACTGTCCGTCAACCCGACTAACTGGGAAGAGCTTGAACCAGTAGGCGTGGTCGGCGGGCATCTGTTTTACAAGTAAAGATATATATCCAAGAACATCTTGCCCTACCAGGTTTAAGTGACTTTGTGCTTGGTGGTGGGTTGTGCCGACTGTCGGTTCTATAGGGGAATCGTTGCAGGGTGTTCTTGGATGTGTATACGGAAACTTTTCACGAAACGAGGTATAGCGACTCAGCTTTCCTGCGTCTGACTAGACCTGGCAGGACTTTCCCACCTCCTCTAGTCCAACGCTTAATCTCTACCACAGCTTGAGTCCAGTTTTCCTCATTCACTCTTACGAGAAGTGTGCTTGCCTTATATCTAGTAGTGCCGAGGTTGTAGGCAAAGGATGTTATAGAACCTAGCTTTTGCGGGTAGTTTAAAAGGATTGGCGAGAGTTTAATCACTGCCAACATATAATAAAGAATTGACTGCCTTAGCCATTCTTCCGCTGTCTCTTTCGTGATAGCAGGATGATCTAGAGAGACTTTGCTTCCATCAGGCTTAAACACTGTTCCATATCCGATTGTAGACATTCCAGCAGGACAGATGTAAGGCACTGCACTAAATCCCTCAAACTGCTTACAGAGAGACTCAGCGACTTCTAGCGCCTCACTTGTTGCGTTCATACACGCGCCCCACGAACCAAAACGTGAGAACGAGCATCAATAGGGAAGCATCTTCTGGCGTCCAGCTAGTAACCAAAACGTCTTTCCAGAAACCGCCAGCAGCCACCGCCATTTGCATAGAAACGATCTTAACTGCCGAGTACATAACCACAAACCAGTACGTCACCAGAGGGCGCACAAGTGCACTGATTGTGGCTACAAACCAACCCGCAGCCCTAGCAGTCTGCCCCTGCTCTTTGAGAGCCTGACCCATCGCATCAAGTTCTGCCACAGTCATTGCCGCATTAGTTCGATGAACTTCAGCCTCTGCATTCATGGCAGCAAACTGCAACTCTTTGTCGAGCATAGCCAGTTCATGAGAACGAGCATTCTTGGAGTCAAACACCTTAATAACTTCAGGCGCAAGCCTAAAAATACCACCTATCAACCCACCACCTAGAGTTTCTAGTAACATGATTGCCACCCCAGCAAGCCAAGCAGCAACATTACGGAGCAGAATATCTTGCCAGTTGTAGCTGTATCTTTGTAGACCACAAAATCAAATATCTTCTCGCCGATTTTATTGAACATTACTTGTCCACCTTGGAGTCCAGTTTATCAAATATTTTATTGAGCATACTCTTGATGTCGCTCAAGTCGCTTTTGTAGTCATCTTTTGAAACGTAGGTGTGGGGCATATCACGAACATCTTTGTCCAACTTATCTATCGCCTGATAGATTCGGTTCAAAGTCCAGCCGCCGAGAAATCCGACAAGCGAAATACCAATGTTGAACATTTGTTGTGAGTCCATGAAATTCTCCTACTCTGTGCTGCGGTTTTACTAAGGCTTATAGCCCGTATCTGGATTTGTATGAATTGAAACTGCTCAACACTTCAGCATCAGTTAGCGCCCTATCATATACCGCTGCTTGTCCTATTTTACCGTTTAAAGGATACGCATTAGTTGCCTGACTTTCTGCTCCTAAAACAAAATCAGTTGTTGACGTTATAAGAGTTCTAGTTTCTGTAACACTTGTTATTAATACGCCATTTACATAAATTTTTGCAAAAGCCCCATCATAACTTCCAACTATATATGACCACACCCCTAGTGCTGTAGCAGGACTTGCTGGCGCATCTATGTAACGGTAGATAGCGGGAGTAAACCCTAGAAGTAAAGACGGGGCAGTACCTGAACCGGGGAATTCTAGTCCATAACAAGCGTAAGGATTAGCCCAGCCATTGACGGCGGGCAGTCCACAAAAATGAGTATAAGGTGTTATCGCAGTTCTTTTCACCCAGCAAGACACTGTAACTTTAGGCGGGTTTAAGCTGGTGAATTGCGGAACAACAACCTTATCATTCGCCCCATCAAATACTATTGACCCGCCTCCATCTGTACCAAATACTGAGCCATTAGTTAAGGTGCCTGTATTGGACTTTCCGCTTAAATCAGTCCAAATAGTGCCTGTGCCGGGATAAGAAGCTGGGTTGCCTGCATCCAAGTACAATATCAATCCATCTGTAGGAATCAGAATAGGGTTAACAATGCCAAAAGACCTCTGATTCATAAAAACCGCTTGACCAACACCACTCACGTTAATCCACTCCCTGAAATAAGCCACTCAGTAGCAGTAATCTTGATGCAAGTTGCCGAGCCGTATCGCGCTAAAGTTCGTGAGCCAGTAGTACCAACAGAGCTTAAATACATCGTATCGGTTGTTATGGCTATCGTAACAACTTCAGCAGTCATGTTGATGAACGTAATCGCCGTCCCGACAGGGTAGGCAACTGAGGCGTTAGCAGGGATCGTGAACGTCCGAGCATTGGCATCAGAGGCAGGGTGATATATGTGTTTCCCCGCATCAGAAAGAGCTAATGTGTAAGCAGCAGATTTAGAGTTTTGTGGGACATCTCTGAATCCCACATTATTTATTCCGTCCACTGTTAATGTATTTGAATCTCCACTGATGGTTTTATTAGTCAGTGTATTTGTATTTGTTGCAGTAAGAACATTATTGGGGGTAATGATTGCAGATAATGTTGCCATAATTTACTCCGGTTTTTGAGGCCATGTTATTACTGCTGGAAACTCATCTTGCTGTGGCACATCGCGCAGTGCTTGTCGGTATATAGCCCAAACTGTTTGCTCTATAGGCGCGTCTGCAAGTTGTGTCCAATCCGATTCTGACAATAATCTATCCCGCTCCATCCTTCCCATTTCGGCAAGAGTTTCTAATGATGTAGGTTCTATTTGAACTGGAATCATATTAAACACCTCGCCATTAAGTATGTATGGCTCAGAGGTTTTAAGATACTCAGTTTCTGGGTTGAATACTGCATTGCTGCGTATTAATACAGCACCTGCGTCAGCAAGAAAACTTTCATTTGGGCATCCGGCAGCAAAAGATGTTTCAGGCCACAGTTTTGCTGCTCTGCCGTGGCTAGTAATAATGTCGCCACTGATAATTGCGTAGTTCATTATTGTTCCTTTTAGTTATGAGTCCTAAAACCGTTCAGTAGGTGGCGTAAAATTTGCTGTGTATCTACCAATGCCTTTTGTAACGCGCAGCTCATCTATGTAACCTGCAAAAGTATAGCTTGCACTCACAGTAATAGTAGTGTTCCCGATAATTGTATTAGGGGAAGTAGCAGACAAGTTATTAGTAAATGCGTATGAAGATACTTCCACACCGTCTATAAATTGTTTTAATACGCCAGAAGTTCTGCTCCACCCTAAATGAACCCACTGGTTCAGCGGAACAGTGCTTGATGTGCCATAAAAACTACCTGAAAATAATTTCATTTGAAAATTATTTATCATGAAAATCACACCCGTAGTTGAGCCATGACTACCAAGCTCAATTATACTGGCGTACGTGTTATAACTTGTTTGATAAACCCAACATTCAACCGTGAAATCACCTGTTCCAAACTGGAAATCAGTATTACCAGACGGGGTAGTAATGCCTTGTGCTGTAGCATTTGGAAAATATAGGCTGCTTCCATCAAACTTACTTTGCGTTGTGCTTATAACTGCGCCGCCCGCTGCTGTCATTGGCTGTGCTTGCGAACTACTGTCTATAATCGTAGTGCTGTTATTTGTTCCATCACCGTGCAACAGCAGAACGACATTAGCAAAATATGGGTCTCCAGAACCACCACCGATTGCTCCTGCCGCCGCCCTCAGATTATGGTTTCTCACGCTACATCCCCTACAGTAGCGCCATATATTGTGCTGCCAACTTTGAACAGCTCAATTAGTGTATAGCCTGCGGTAGCTAATGTTGGTGCAGTACCACCAACCCAAACTATACCTGCTGTTGTCCACGTGATAGCGAAGTCGGTGCCGTCATCAATCATAAGCAGCATTGATTGCCCTGACGCAAAGTTTGTGGCAGCAGGTGTACGGTTAGCGCCTAGCGTAATTATTTGGATAGAGCCATTAGCTGGGTCAAGCTCAAAAGCTGCCGCATCAGTGATCGTATAGACTGTTTCTGTAATATTGGTAAAGGTAGAATTATCGAATGTTTTGTTTGTAAGCGTTTGTACGCCATCTAGCGTGACAACAGCCCCACTATTGACCCCAATCTGGGCGTAAACTTCCCACGTAGTTCCGTCATACACAAACTGTATCGAAGCACCTGTAATGTCGCAAACCAAGTTTTCTGCAAGATCGGCAATAGTAGAGCCATTTCTATCAACTGTCAGGTTGTTAGTTCCCCAAGCAGCACCAGCATCAGATATAACTACTTGCGAACCAAGTGCAGGAGTCGCTGGTAGCGTTATCGTAAACGAACCACCAGATGTATCAGTCAGGATCCCTTCTGCATCTTGAGCTGTATAGTTAGCTGTTTTAACAAGATAAGTAATACCGGAAGAACCACCACCGCCAGTTATAACAATGTTACCTGCGCCTAGAAGTGATGCGCCGTTTATTGTTTTAATGTTCGTTCCACTAACTAGCTGCGCCTGAACAGTAGAGCCTATGTCTGCATCTACAACGTAAGTTGCGTTGTAAGCCTGTACAGTAACGCCAATATCCGAATCTTTAAGAATAGTTGCATCAGCAGGTTCATATAAACCGCTGTGATTGTGCGATGACAGAGAATATAAGCCAGCGTGATCTCCCCAACCGTATGCTGTGTTCCAGTTTGCCGAGTTATCCGTAAACGGCAGGACGTATAGATTAGCTCCAGCCGCAATGCCATCGAGCTTAGTTTCGTCAGCAGTTGTAAATGATGCAGTTGTCCCAGCTAATGCAGCAGAATATCCTTGTACGCTAACACCGATGTCTGCGTCTACCACATACGTTGCATCGTAAGCCTGTACCGTTACCCCAATATCGCCATCAACGAGTACGTCTGTATGAGAGGTTTCAGTAGTTAAGTAACCTGCGGAGGCGTGATTGCCCCAACTAAAAGCAGTATCGTAGTTTGACTTTAGCGCAGTAGTGAAAGATTCTGTAGTGCCAGCTAAGACAGCGGAATATCCTTGAACAGTTGTTCCAATAGCAGCAGAAACAAGTGCCGTACCAGTAACCCCAGCCGCAGGTAATCCAGTTGCATTCGTAAGGGTTATAGCAGTCGGAGTTCCTAGTGCTGGAGTGACGAGCGTAGGAGAGGTGGCGAATACTAGAGCGCCAGTGCCTGTCTCATCTGACATAACACCAGCAAGCTGAAAGGAGGTTGTAGCGGCAAACTGAGACAGTGGGTTTGAAGTTAGTGCATCACCACCACCAGATATTGCTGCCCAAGACGCCCCGCCCAACCCATCTTCACGTAGGAACTTACTACCGCCGACCTCTCCAGTAGAGAGAACGGCTGTGCCTTCTACGGAGGTTAGATAGCCAGCAGACGCATGATTACCCCATCCGTATGCGGTGTCATAATTTGATTTGAGAGCAGTTGTGAAAGTCTCGGTAGTGCCAGCAAGTACAGATGAGTACGCTTGGACGTTGACACCAATATCAGCATCAACAACATAGGTTGCATTGTAGGCTTGCACAGTCACGCCGATATCACTATCAACGAGAACGTCAGCATGGGATGTTTCGCTAGTTAGGTATCCCGCAGAAGCATGATTACCCCAGCCAAATGCGGTATCCCAGTTTGTAGAATTGTTAGTAAATGGAAGAACGTAAAGGTTAGCTCCAGCTTGTATCCCATCTAACTTTGTTTCATCAGCAGTTGTAAAGCTGGCAGTGGTTCCTGACAATACAGCGGAGTAACCTTGTACTGTTGTACCTATTGCAGAAGAAACTAATGCTGTGCCTACCACCCCAGAGGCAGGTAAACCTGTTGCATTAGTCAGAGTTGCGCTTGATGGAGTGCCTAGCGATGGAGTTATAAGATTTGGGCTTGTAGCAAAAACCAGCGCACCAGTGCCAGTTTCATCTGATATTACCCCCGCTAACTGCGCTGATGTCGTTGCGGCAAACTGAGCAAGAGAGCCTGAAGTAAGAGCATCACCTCCACCCGTAATTACTTGCCAAGAACTTGTTCCATCGCCGTCTTCACGTAGAAATTTATTGCCGCCAGTTTCTCCAGTAGATAGAACTCCAGTGCCTTCTACAACTGTAGAGGTGATAACTGAATTTTCCCATCTTCCAGCAGTTGCGCTCCAGCTCAATACGTCTCCGTTGACAAGTGATGCAACATTAACGTCTGAAAGTCCAGCAATGGACTTATTGGTGCCGAGTTTTACGATGAAAGAACCAGACCCTCCATTGCCAGCTTTGATGACAGTACCAACCAGCATCTTGATGTTAGGCGCAATTGGCATAACCTTTGTTAACCCGCCCGTAACAGGGTTGTAATAAAGGTCATCGTTATCAGCCCAAGTTTCTCCGTAAGCTGTGCCGTTTGTTGTTATATTTCGGACAACGCCGTAGGTAGTAATTCGACCCCAAAAATTCGTGGCAATTGCTTCAGTAGCAAAACCTATGATCTGGTCATGGTCGGTAATACCCGCAACCGCTGGAGCGAACTGAATTTCTCCAGACGCTCCGACAATTCCGGTTTTATAAATGAGCTGCAACAAAGAATCATCTATAGCAGCAGAGGCTTTGCCGTACCGGAACATCTCTTCGCCAACTTGCTGAGTGATGTTTCCATTACCCATTCCCATGTTCCAGCTACCAGTTGTGCCGTTGTACCACAACTTACCAGCGGCTAATGGAACATTTGTACCATCCGAGAAATTAAGTGAATCTGCCGATATATCAGAAGTCCATTCTGTCTCATAATCTACAGAGGTGGCTTTCTGTATAAGCTGACCAACCGACCCTCCAGCAGGAATCCCAGCACCAGACCCAGAGTTAATTTGCTGACCAACGTATAAATCGATTGATGTTGCTGTAGCCGAGCTTAAAGTGACTGTGACTTCAGACATGAGTAATATCCTGCTCAACTGGTATCAAGAATGTTTCTGTCGATCTGACATAGTCAGTGTAATCAATAAATTGTATATCACACTTATACGCGCCAACAGGCCAATCAATTTCAAAACCTCCAATTCTAAACTGCCCAGGAAGCTCTGTTTGAGGCAATAAATAAACAGGTAGAGTCGCAATTAGAAGGCCACGATTATCCCTAACTTGAGATGTTATTGTATAATTTAAAAGCGATGAAGGAACGCCTGATATTTTATAGACGCCGTAAATCTCAAATGTATCACCTGTTTTTATTGGGTCTAGACTTAATAGCTCACAGATGCTCATTTTATGCTCCTTCTTAGATGTGCCTAATTATACACCGAAATTCGCCGCGCCTCATTTAATTCCGATAATTTGCATTACTGTAAATATGTCTTCTTTGCGAAAATTTCCAGCAGGCTTGTTTGGCGACCACTCTGGATTAGCCTCCATTAGCAGGTCAAACCCAGCTAGGCCAAGATTTACAAGTCTGTTTGATATGACTTTATGGTCTTGGTCATATACGCCTAGAATCGCGTAAACGCCACCAAGCGAGAAATCTACGGTGTAACTTATAATTTCTTCCATTAGTACGCCTCTAGTGGCAATTTATACGCCACTCCGTTTATGTGTATTCTTAACTGCAACAACCCAGCAAATGATCCTGTGCCAGCCTCGACATCTTGCTCAACTACTAGGCCGAGAGTTGTCTTGCTACTAGCGGATAGCTGCCCATAGATAAGAATCTGATTATTAAGTCTTGCTCCAGCAGCGCCTTCTTTTATAACAAGATTGTTTGCACCAGTGTTAGTAGCAGCCCCGATTATCATATTTGAATTAGGGTTGTTTATAATAATGCCTCCAGTCTCTGTGGCAAACGCATAGCCGCCAGCTCCAGATGTTCCCAGTACGCCGGGGGCTGCGGCACTTGTGCTGCTAGTAGTTCCATACACACCAACACCAGATGCTGACACTCCGACAACGCCAGTAGTATTGGTAGCTAAGAACACCCCGCCTCTAACCCCTGAAGTAGAGGAATTGCCGACAATACAGGCAGACCCCACAGCACTGGTTGTAATGCCTGTAGAGTTAACTTGCCCACTTGTAACTAGATCACCACTGAACGTCCCCGTGGCTCCCGTGATATTGCCCTTGAATATTGCATTGCCTGTCGTTGCTTCAATCGAGAAGGTTGGCACCCCGCCAGCAGCGCCAATGATTCCCCACTCCGTCATAGCAATGCCCGTACCGCCAGAAAGCGCACCTGTGGTTGAGTTCCATGTGATTGATCCAGTGCGTATAGCACCAGTATTGTCGGGCTGAATCACGCCTCTCAGCGTTGCCGTTCCAGACACTAGCAGGGTGTTGCTGAGCGATTTGCCTATTGCTGCATCTGCCAAAGCTGTGTTTGCAGTTGACTGCGCTGTTGCAGCGTTGGACACACCAGTGTTTGCAGTTGACTGCGCTGTTGCTATGGTGGTGTCCCTTACCGTTACCCAGCCACCAGTGCCAGCAGCACTTGCGCGATACAGCTTGTTGCCATCGTCAGTATCAACCCACAGGTCGCCTGCACCTTCAGCGGAAGGAGGAGAAGTTTGCAAGAAGGTTACAACCTTGCCGTCAGCGGTGGCTTGTGCATCAGAGGCAGCAATGATTGCTGTAGCTACAGCATCGTCTTGGGCGTCTGTCCACACGCCAGATACTCGGATGTACAGCTTATTTCCAGCGTCCGTATCAATCCATATATCGCCATTGTCTACGTTGGATGTTGGCGCAGACGCTTGATAAAAGGATTGTATCTTTGAATCAACCCCTGCTTGAGCCGTGGCTGCATCTAAAAGAGCTTGTTCCGCATTGGTGCGTATAGTATCTATTGAAACCCCACCGCTCGTAACTGAGCCATCAATCGTGCCGCCTGCAATAACAGTCGATGCCGAAGCGCCAGTGGTGGTATTGAACGAAGTCATGCCACTGAAGCCAGAGATGTTGCCGCTGAAGTCCTCGTTCTTTAGCCAGACATAATAAGTCGTGCTAACCGGAAGACCAGCCACCGTGACCGTGGTGCCGCTAATCCTCGATTGCAAAGTTGCTGTTGCTGAATCATTGGTCAAACTTGCGTAAATCAGAGTTTCTTTGTAATCCTTCTCTGTCGCTGCATTCCAGTTCAGGGTTGCCTGGTTGTAATCTCCTACAATCGTCAGCCCGGTTGGTATAGCAGGAGCAGTGGTGTCGCCAATGATGGTATATGTGCTTGCTAGCCAATCTGAGCGAACACCGAGCGAGTTTACCGAGCGAACTCGTATGTCATAAGCGGTGCCAACAACCGTTCCTTGGGCGGCAGCAAAAGGCTCTCTTGTCTCAGTCGATAAATAATCTGTCGTACCAGAAAGACGATATTGAAACTCGTATATCTCAACAAATGCGTCCTGCGCTGCTGTCCATCTAACAAGAATTGTCGGTACTACTGAACCGTCTTTGCCAAGAGTAGAGTCTTCCGTAATCACGAATGCAGTCGGCGCTAATACCAAAAATGGGTTTGGAAGGTTCGTGTCAGTGTATGCAATTTGCTCTGATGCAGGGTCATAGGTGTAGATGCTGCTGTCGTACTCAAGCAGCGAGACGCCAACGGTGCCATCGAAGTTGATGGTGATCTCTTCCACCTGAAACGGCTTGGCAGTCCAGCCAGGAGTCGGGTGCGTCACGGTGACAACGTCTCCTACGGACAGGTTCAGCGCCTCGCTGGTTGAAACGAAGGAGGCTCTGAGCGCGTTGCGAGACCTGGCAAGGAATATCCTAGCGATGTCACGGGCAGCGTAGTAGTTGGTGATGCAGGGTAAGTCGAAGTCGCCGATCAGTTCGACTCCACCATCCTCTGCCAAGTATGAAATCTCCTCTGCTGAACCGGAGTCAGGCCAGATAGCAGTGTTCTCCTGCCAGTTGTTAGTCGAATCGATAAAGGTGCAGGAGACCCGGTTGTACTTCTCGTCCTTGGACTCGCCCCGTATAGACAGCCCCCCAACGATCTCGTTGGTGGTAAAGGCGAACACGCTTGATGAAGACTTGTCTGGCAGTAGCTGATACAGGCCGTTCGTGTAAGGCAGAAAGCCACGACAGCACATCAGCATATCCTTAATGTTCTCAAGGATGTCTTGTTCTGTGTCGAGTACAAGGTTGAACTCAAACAGCTTGCCAACGGTGCCGCTCGTCCAGTACGTCACCGTGGTGTCGTAGAAGGTCGCTGCCGCACTAATGGCAGTGTCATCGATCAGCGATGAATTAAGCCCCTTGCCGTATCTGGAGTTCGTCAGGTAGTCGCGGATGCACAGTGCTGGGTTGGTGGAATGCTCTGTCGTAAGTGTCCGTGGATCGTAAACCTTCTTCCCAGTAACCAGTGCTGTGATGTTTGGAATCGAACTGAAGGCGTCAGTGTTCCACCTCAGTCGCACAGCGATGTAGCACAGCCCCTTGAGGTCATAGCCAAAATCCCAGCCAATACCAGCGGCTTCAAACATAGGATCAACTGTCTGTGCGTCAGTGCCAGCGTAAGTGTTGATTGCGATGGAGTCGCCGTATGCGAATCTAAGGTCTGTGGTGGGGGCGTCATCGATAAGAAAATCGGTGATCGAGGCAACCTCGCCTTCGCACAGCACAATGACCATGTAAAGGAAATCGTTCGCCCCACGTGGCCCTGGCCCAGTCTCGACAAACACCCTGGTGCCAGCAATCCTGCGAACTCCGTAGATCACGGGGATGTGATTATTGGCACCTTCAGAGTTGATAAGCAGCCCTTCATTGGCCTTTGCCGCTTGCTTAGCCTTCTTCTGCGCGGATTTCGCCGAGACGTAAGAAACCCCTGCGGAAACGGCTGTAATCGCTGCATAAACAAGCCAAACTGGTATCGGCATTATTTCTTACCCCACTTTAAATCTTTGACGACAACGCCTGAGTAGTCCATCCCTGTGTCGGAAGGGAAGTAGAACTGCTGGCTACCGCGATTTGTTCTGCGCCCCTTGCGTAGCTCAAAGTCCTTCCAGTGCGAAGACAGTTCGATGGCTACTGTGCTGTCGGAGTCGCCATCAGTGATGCTGTAAGACGCCACGCGACCATCGAACACTACAAACGGAGCGCCGACAATGGCATCGTCAGCACCAATCACAGCCTTCCATATCCGACCCCTGACATCGATGTAGCTCTGCCCAAGAAAGAGGGAAACGTAAGACTGTTCAACGCCTGACATGGTCAGATAAAGTGAGTTGATTCGCGGGTCTGTACTCTCTGAAGAGTCGCCGATCTCCAGCAGGTGAGGAGAACTGACAAAGGTGCTGGAAAGCGCAGATATGCTGCGATTCCAATCCGTCAGACGGATTACTGTCGTGAAGTCAAGCTGAATCAGGTGACACACGCTGAAGGCGTCAGATGCTAGGGCGGTGATGGTGGCTGAGTCTATAGAGCGAGTCATCAGATCACCTCGATCAGGTCAATTTCGAGGGCTACCGTACCGTCCGTTGCATAGTTGAACTCCTGTACGTCATTGTTCAGGCGTACAGTGAATGGTACGCTGTCGTAGGTCAAAGTCGCCGCAGTAACCGCCGCCATCAATTGCGGCTCAAACTCGATAGTGCCATTCCCAGTGCGGTCATTGGTCAGCATATAGACCTTGTTGTGAGAGGCGAACTTGATGACATCGCCAGCCTTGAGCGTCCCTGTCAGCCCTGTGATATTGCATACTGTTGCACCAATCGATGCAGTGCCACTTGTGATCGTCCCAGAGGCAGATGAAGACTTGTCCGAGATAATGGGTAGGACGATCTGGAAACTCTCCAGCATACCCCTCTGCTTAATCAGGAAGGCGTTGATCGGGCCGTACTCGGCGCGGTTCATGGGGGGAAATACTGCGGTGAATTCCCATCGCTGGCTACCGATACCGCGCACCTGTGTGCGACCAGACACAGAAGTGCTACTCAGGTTGTACGAGGTTGATCGGAAGCCTGTGGACACGAAACCTGGGCTGCTGGGGAATGTTCCGCTCATATTTTACGCCCGACATTGTTGAGTGAGGACTGCACCATGCTTGAAATCAAGCCTCGCCGCTTCAGCAGCAGATCATCAAAGCCGCGAGCGTCATTGGCCTGTATTGTAATATTGACCTGAGTGCCAGCGCCACCTTTTGTGTGGTCGATGATCGTCTCATTCGGGTGGACAATAGCCGCCATGCCGCCCTTCCCGTCCAACCCGCCAACCCGTGACCCGTATCCGGTGAAACCGCCACCCTCGAAAGATGCAACTGTTTGACCAGCAATCATGCCAGCATTAATGTATCCCATTGCTAGCATTGCGTTTGACATTGGCGCTTTCATTGCGGTTGGCAAAAGCGGGTCTGCCAGAACTTGTGAAGCAGCAAGGTGTGCGCTCATAATTGATTGAGCAACAGCCAATGCCTGAGCCACAACAAACGCTGCCTTTTGTGCCGCTGTTCCTTCTTCAAGAGAACTTGCAATGCCAGCCGCCATGCCTTGCATAGTGCTGACCTGAGACAGCATCATCTCTTTTCTTGCTGTGTCCTCGTCAGCCAGTGCCTTTACTACAGCGGCAGACTTGTCCTGATTAAGCTGAGTAATCAAATCTGCGTGTTCTGTTTCAAGAAGCCCAAGCTCGTCCAGAGCCTCGGTGGTAACTCTAATTCTTTCATCGTAATCACTTACTATTTTATCTACGCCAGTAAGCCTTCCTTTCTTCTGATCTTCCAAAACCTTTAACGCATCTGCTTGTTTTTTATATGAAGCCTCAGTTGCGTCATCTTCTAGCTTCTTTAAGGCAATATTAGCTTCAAGCCTTGCCTTTTCATTCTTATAAAATTCTGCTTGAGCGGCATCGTCCTCTGTATAAATACGAATGATGCCATCAAGCCTTGCCTTTTCATTCTTATAGAATTCTGCTGTTGCTTCATCTTCTTGCTTTATTATATCTATCAAATCTGAACGAGCTTGGATTTCTCCAGCCAATAAGCCAATTGTCTGTATCTGTGTGTCTGTATGTTCTAGCTTGGCAGCATCATATAGGGCTATTTGCGATGTAGACATATCAAGTATGTCAACTTCGCGTTGAAGCCCTTCAATCATCCTGTCAATTTCGCTTTTAAACTGCTTTGTACTTTGTCCTGTTATACCCAGCATCGCGTTTAAATCAGCAGAAGCTGCGGTAAGCTGTCCAAGATTTTCCTTCCGGTAAGATATCCAACAAACAATGCAGCAAGTTCTTGCTTTAGCGTAGAGAACGCAGCAGTCCCTTCCATTTCTTGCATTGTAGACAGCAATAATTCGATATCATCAGTAGTCCCGCCTATGGCGTTCTTGCTCAAGTCAGCAAGTTTTTTCATGTCCTGCTCTGCAAGACCGTACATCTTAGCAAAAGCAGCGGCTACCTGCTCTGGAGCCTGTCCAATAGCCAATAGTTCAGCCGCAGTAGCACCGTCAACTTTATTAAATGCACGACTGAATGCTGATGTTTTTTGTAGTATTTCTGTTTCTATGTCATCAAGGCCAGAAACAATTGCGGTCTTTTGCTTGTCTAGCTCGATAGTCGCCGCTGCAAAAGATTGTTGAGCCAACTTATAGAAAGCATCCCCTAAGACTAATACCCCAGACTCTAGTTGCTTAAAGGTTTTATCTACATCTTCGCCAGCCTTTTGCAGTGCTTCAAGTGCGCTAGTTGAGTCAAATAGCTTTGGAAGAAGCGCAGAGCCGATCACACCAGCAATAGCAATAAATGCACCAGCTACCGCGCCGCCAGCGCCGAAAACAGATACGAGTTGTGATCCTTGCTGACTGAAAATGGTAAATGGGTTTGTTCCCATCTGCATCTGAACAGCAATGTCTTGGAATTGATAACCAGCTTGTTGGAATCCAGCCCTCATTTGACGAGCTGCTTTTTGAGATGCTGTGTTAGCTTGCAGGGCTGCTCTTTCCATTGCCCTAGCTGCTACGTCAGCTTTTTTGATGTTCGAGACTGCGCTGGCTATCCCAGCGCCAGTTTGGTCAACGGCGGTAATGTTAACTATTGCGGCGTTATCTGCCATGCTTTTTCTTCCCTTGTTCGTGCTTCAATCTAAGGAATGTGAACCAGTGGGTAAACTCTTCCACCGTCATGTCCAGCACAACCGATAAAGGTTGCCCAAGGGTTTGTGCCAACTCAAACATCCAGTAGAGTTCGGTTGGCTTCCCTTGAGCATTTAGGAGTTTTTTTCGCGGTCTTCCTCGCTGGCTGTCTCTGCACTAAGCACAAAGTTAGCAGCCCTTGAAACAACTTCTGGATCAACTTTACTGCGAAGAGAAGTTTTATCCTCTAGCGTAAATGCTTGATTGCCATCCTTATCAGTTAAGCCAAAGATAACAGCGTAAATTAGGTAATCAGTAGAATTACCATTTGCGCGTGAAATCATTTTTGCCTTGTCATCCAAAGTCAAATTCTTTGAATACAGCGTAACGTCCCACTCAGGAATAACAATAGATCGTATTTCCTTGCTAGAGAAGTGAGCAGTAGCAGATTCAATAATTTTCATTAGACCACCACGCCTTCAGTAAGGACGCCAGTACCTTGGAATGTGATGCTAGACTCTACCAATCCATCGTAAGAGATGCTAAGAGTCTTACCTGTGACAATTGCAGACCCAGAAAGCTTATGGTCGCCAGCAGTGTCACCTTCCATCTGGAAAGAAACAACTATCTCTGCGCCAGCAACGCAAGCAGTTTGACCAGCTGTATCTGTGTCATCAAACAACACATCAGCACTGCCAGACCATGACTTTAGGCTTGGCTTGTGAGTGCGCCATACATCGCCCATAGTGGTGTCTTCATTTGTGTCGCCAGTTTGATCAACTGACCAAGTGCGAACCTCTGCCATTGCAGCAGCCCCAATCTTAATTACGCCAGCACTACCGCTAAATGTTGCCATCTTCCACTACCTCCGATTCAATTTTGACTTTAACCTTTACAGGCTTCTCAGGCTTTTCAGACTGTAATCGATAACCAACTTTCAGCAAGTAATCAACCTGATCAGGCGTTACACTAATTATATCACCAGCAGGAGACACAACATTAGTCCTTTTCATACAGCCACTCCAGCATTGGATTCTTTCGTGTGATAGAGAACCTCAACAGTCATGATCCCAGTTGCAACAGGTTGCTCTCCGCTACCAGAATAATCAGCCTGAAAGCTCATTATCCGAGTATCTTTTGCGTTACCATCACGGGTTCTGTCGGCATATAAAGCCGTCTCAATCTCAAGCGCGATAGTATCTAAATTATCATCGTATCCGCTAAGAGCCTTTACATAAGACTCTATAATTATGCTAACTGTTCTAGCCATCGTCCTATCAAAACCCATTGTGGCTGGCTCTGATGTTTCATCTTTGGAATATACACAAAGACCAGGTAACTTATTTGCATCCATTGGATATACGCGACTTGGATATACGCGACTTCCAGTTGTAGTTAGACCTGTAACCGTTGTAATAATGTCATCCCTGATTAGCTGTCTTACATGAGGCATTATTGCTTCTCCAGAATCAGCTCAGTCATGCCAGTTCCGTCTGGCTGAACAACTCTTATAAGATATACCTGCTTATCAACAGTTAAAGAGTCTGAATCCTCTGCACCGCAAATATCGCTGCTTTTACATACAAATCTTGGCGTAGTAGATGTGAAACCAACGGTTCCAGAAATATCAACTTCTGTGTATGCAGAATCAAATATTCCTTTCACTGTTTTTCGCAATTTGCCAGAACGCTTCAGAGCGCCATCTACGCCCCAATCCATTAGCATTGCCATTCTATCGCTATCAGTTTCTACCATTCTTGCGTCCACGCTTTATAGGAGCTTGAATTGATGTGTCAACGCCAATAGCGCGATTGGTAATTTCTACGTCCATGATTTCTTCGTCTGCAACTAAGCGTATTTTCCCATAGGCCATTAGTTCCACAGTCTGTTGGGACTTTGGATTCAATTCAACTATGTCGCCTGGTTGTCTAGCGCCGTCAATAACAACGCCGCGAATAACTATATATTTAGCCATTTTATCACCTGAACGAGGGGCTTGGCCGAAACCAAACCCCTTGCTTGTCAGCACTTACTTAAACACCATCGTTACCGAAGGCAAAGCTTACAGCATGACGCACTGCTACGTCACAGCTCTGCAAAGCAACAATACGGACAGTACCAGACTTGCTGTTGGTGTACGGATCAACAGTGATATCCAAACCACCGAAGAAGCCTACCAACAGATCGCTGAAGTTGCCGAAATACAGGTTACCAGCGGTTGCTTGATTAGAGATAATCGAGCGGTAGCCGTTGATTGTATTGCCGGGTTCAACAACAAACTGTGCAGTTCCTGTTGCCTTCTCTTTTGTCTTCAAGCCGCCCCACATAGACGCAGGGAGAATGTAAGCCAGATTGCCCATAAGCGCATTGTCTTCGCCAAGAGCCGTCTCAAGAGTTACTACTTCTGAGAATGTTGGAACAGCAGCAGCAAATGCAGTTACTGTGTTAACGCCAGAAGTGCTTAGAATGCCTGTTGGAGAACCACCAGTTCCAGCGCCTTCAAGGGCAGCTTTGTCAATTGCTAAAGCAAGAGCCATTGCAAGGTCATCACGCATCAAAGACTCAACATCCAAAGATGACTGAATCAAAAGCTGGCGAGTCACATCCGTGTACGCGCCAAGAGTGCGTGGAACCATTGATACGCTGCCAACAGTCATTTCTGTCGCAGATGTATCGCCGCCTTCTGTGCTAATCCAGCTTGCAGCAGCAGATGTAAGCTTCTTAGGAATCTTAACATCGCCAGACAGGCCAGTAAGCATACGAGCGCCAGCTTGCATTACAGATGAGGCATTACGCAGAACGTCAATGAAGTCGCCGCCACGGAAGTCATCAGTGAACAAGGATGCTTCATCAGCACTGTTCAAAGTACGCTTAGTCATGCTCCAGTTACGCAGAACGTCAACAGGGATCATTAGACCCTGTGCAGTAGTGCCGTACTGTTCAGCAGCAGCGCGTGAGCATTCAAACTCAAATGCCGCATTCTTCTGAGCGCGAACATCAGTTGGGTTGGCAAGTGCATTAATTGCACGAAGGAGGCTGTACTGCTTAACCTCTTTCTTGCCCATGCCAATTGACTGATCTTCCAAAGCGCGACCTGAACTAATTTTGTCCAGAACAAGACCACGGAATGAATCAATTGACTGACCTTCTGAAACCGCTTTCTCAGCATCATCCATCAAGCCATGACGCTTACCAAGAGCAATAATTTGAGAAGCGTTACGTTGTGCGTTTTGGGCAGACTCGGCACGAACTGCATCAATATCAACTTCGGACATTTTGGTGTCCTCCTTAGCATAAGTTATTACAGGTTGAATTGCTGAAGTGTCGCTAGACCTACCCACGCCAACTGTCACATCAGCGGGAATTGATACTATGCTTGCTTCCATTGGAGTCCACGACTTAGCTATGTAAGTAGATTTCTCCCCTTCTTTTTTAGCTAGCACCATTTTATTGATGCGATAGCCAACGCTGATGTTGGCACGGATGCCATCCACCACATCATTGAACACTTCTGAGGCATGATCGTTCTTACTAAAACGAACCTTAGCGCGTAGTCTACGCGACTTCTCATCTAGCTCAACAGATTCTATTACGCCAATTTGCTTTAATGGATCGTGATCAAGCAAAAGTGGTGCGCGACCTGACCCAAGGAAAGACAGGTCAATGGCTGCTTTAGTATGTTCTAGTATTTCATCGCCAAAATATCTTTCCACTGGCTCTTCGCTTGATACCGCAATCATCACTGTGCGTGTATTTTCATCG